CGCTACTAATTCTTCCGCCATTAGCAACTTTTCTTTGTCTTTGTCTATCTCGCCTGTCTTTTCCTCTGCCTTAACCTCTGCGGCCTTAGCCTCGCTTGTTTTCGCTTCCGCTGTTTGAGGCTCTGTGGTCGATTTTGAGGCGGTATTATCCTCGCCGCTATACTTTTCTCTAACCATTTCTATAAACTTCTTAAAATCGCTCTCATTAAGTGCGTTTGCCGTTTGAAAGCCTTGTCCGCCCCCAATCTCGTCAATGCCGACATAATATCCGCTTTTCGTATGAACAATCCCGACAATCGTTCCGTCTGCCGTGCGGTAAATCGCCTTTTCGCCCTCTGCCACATTTATTTTCTTAGGTAACTTTTTAATTTTGGTCTTGATATTTCCACCCTCATCAACTTCCATTACATCGCCAAACACCGCATTGAGGTGTCTTGCTATTTGACTGTCTGAAATAACTTTGCCTTTCGTTTTTGAGTAGTCCGACAAATGCCTCCGCACTTCTTCATAGTTCGCCGTGTTAAGGTCTATGCCTAACTCAATGCTTAATCGCTTTATCGTGTTTCCGTCTGCCTGTGAAAGAAATTCTTGATACTTCGCCGCCCCTTGCGGTAACTCGCCTTTTTTCAGCGTGTTTGCGTATTCTTCGGGCGAAACCATCATCTTGCCGACAAAATCATTGACCGCCAACTCTTTGGTTATGTCGTTCTTGTTGTTCTTTATATCTTCCGCCGTGTAATTTTTGTAGTTTTCTTTGAAATATGCCGTGTTCGCAATCGCTTCCGCACTCTTGACAATGTTGTTGTAACTGTACTGAACTCCGTTTGAAACCTCGACATAAGCAAGCCTCTTTTGTATCTCGCCCAATAGCATTTTGCCCTTTACGCTGTCTTGCTTCTTCACATTCTCGTATGCCTCAACGCTCGCCGACAACGCTTTCAACGGCTCTGCAACAAGCCTCTTGTCCTCCGCATTATCCATTATCTCGTTTTTAAGCGTGGTGGCTCTCTTTATTATGCTTTCCGCTGTTCCATTCTTTTCAATGTTCGCACCTCTCTTGAAGTTAGAAACATTTTGAAAACTTGTGCCAACTCCCGAACCTATCGCACCCGAAACAAAACCAACCCAACCTGCTCTCATAACCTCATTGAATGTTGCGTTTTGTGCCTCTTTGTCTACCCCTGTAATTCTTTGTAAAGGTGCGTCTATAATCTCACTCAACGCTTCCTCGACAAATTCGCCTGCGCCCTCTGAAATCATTGTCTTGACAATTCCCGAACGCACCGCATTTTTTGCAGCCGTTTTCGCCGTCTGTGAAGTTAAGCGTGAGGCAATTTTTCCGCCTGCACCCGTGAGTGTTTCAAGCCCCATTTCCAACGCACCGCTTAATGCGCCGTATGTATATTCTTTCGCTCCCAACTGCCCTGTCTTTTGAAATGCTGCGCCTGTGGATTTTCCTGCCGCTCCTGCGCCGATTGTTGCACCAACCGCTAACTTTGTGGCTAATGCGCCGCCACCTGCGCCGCCTGTAAGCAAACCAACACCAACACCTGCCGCTGTCTGCCCTAAACCGCTTGCTACATCACCTGCAAACTGCCAACCTTTGGACGGGTTGAAATCTCTCATCGCCTGTTGCTGTATGCTTCCGCTTATATCATTCCTTTGAAGATACTTTGCGTATTCGTCATTACCCAAAAGTGAGGCTGCTCCGCCTACTATAAAATCGTATGCGCCCTCAAACATTCCCAAAAAGCCTGCGCCAAAATTCTTGCCTAAATAGGTAAGCGCACTGCCTTGATTTTTTGCCCGCTTATTTTGAATTTCTTGTGATACTAATCTAACAAGTGCCATAAAATGCTCCTTTCTCTCAAAACTCGACAATATTTTAACTCTTGCAAAATATATTGTTAGTGTGCTATCATTTTGTTTGGAGGTGAATTATGAAAAAACTCACACGGAAACAAACGATTATTGCTATTGTTGCCGCCTCTTTGGCGGTTGTCCTCGCCGTTACTTTCGGCTGTGTTTTCGGCATCACTTACACTGTAACGCTTGATTTTGGCAGATATGCGCTTATAGCAAGTGAAGGAAAAACTCATTATCCGGGTTTTAGTATGATTAGTGCAAACCCCGACAGCTTTCCATCAATAAGAACTTTCAAATCTCATATTTATAAGCAATTTCAAGTTCCTACCGATATTGTCCCGACTGATTATTATGAATTTGTAGGTTGGTATAAAGACTATGGTCGCACTATTCCGTGGTTAGGTACAGATAAAATCACAAGCGATATAACCTTGTACGCAAAATGGCAAGAACGAATTTAACCTAAGTTATAATCCGTATATTTATACCAATCATATATTTTTTGCACACTCGGACTGCCATTCACTTCTAACAAATAATTGTCTTTATCTGCCTTTAAATAGGTCACTCCGTTTTTTATAAATACCTGCCCTATGTCGGCATTTTTCACAATGTCTGAATTATCGTGTATTCCTTTAAACCCCATAACAACTCGCGTTTCAGCAATTCCGCTTTCTCCAAATACCGCTCCATCTGTTTTTAAATTATATCCCAATCCCCAATTCAATCTTTCTGCTTGACTACCATATTGCTTTATGCCTTTTTTCATACTTGCGTGTGCCGTTATATGTGCGGTTGATTTTGACTTTTCAGTCATCGACTTTGCTATATCGCTTTTTATAGTTTCATATCTTGTACCTAATTGCTCTTTTTGATTTTCAATAGCTCCAAAAACTTGGTCTATACTATATTCACCCGATTTATAATCGCTCATTATGTCATCATAAAAGAATTGTTCTTTGTGGGATTGACTTAGTTCTCCGCGCTCTACAAGGTCGTCAAGCTGTGAAAGTAAAGCGTTTTTGGCATTTTCCGACTTTTGGTCTGTTCCTGTTATCTTTTCAAGTTCCGTTGTAAGTGTCTCCGCAACTGTTTGATAAGTCTTCCCCTGCACCCTGTCGGTCAATGCCTTGTACTCCTCATCGCTAATCACTCCGCTACCCTTGATTGTGTTAAGCGTAGAAATGCTGTTAATCATTCCGCTGTCAATCCCTTCGCTTATTTCCTGTGCGTTCTTGAACTGCACCAACTGCCCGTTCTCTGTTTGGAAAGTAGTCTTCGCTTCAACCGCCCCTTGCTCAATCGCTCGCCTCGCCTCAATCGCATTAGCCTCGTTCTTGGCGTCAAGAAACTGCGCATATCCCGAACCTGTCAAATTCGCCTGCCCCAACTTTTCCGCCGTAACTCCATAGGTCGCCTTGCCTAACTGCCTATTAACCTCTACTTGATTAAGCATTTGCTGTTTCTGCGTGTCTATTGTTCCACCGTAAAGGTCTATGTGGCCACCATAGTTTGTGCCGCCGTCAAGGTCAACACCGCCGTAATTCGTTTTAGGTGCGCTCTGCGTGGGCATTGAGTAACTTGACAACATCTTCCCATAGTTTGTTTGCATTGGTTGTGAAGTGGGAAATGACGGTGCCGTTCCTCCGCCAATCGCCCCCGTGTTCATTTTGTTTATGAAGTCCATGTAAGATAATTTCGGCGCAGTGTTTAACGCCGTGTTCTTCAACCCTAACCCTGCCGCATAATTCGTTTGGCTTCCGTAGTTTGTCTGAATAGGCTTGTCTATAACTTTCTTATCCCAAAAATCGCTATACCCCATTTTCACCCTCGCTTAAATAACTCATATACGCTTTCAAATTGTCGGGATTATTCATTTGCTCTAACTGCCCCTGCGCTTGTGCCAACTGCGCCTGCAACCCCTCATCTCGCCGCTTGATATTCTCGCTAATTCGCGCCACATTTTCCCGTGCTGTCGGGTAGTGCGCTTTTTCCATATTCTGCCAAAAAATCAGTTGCGTTTCTAACTCGGCGGGATTGCCATACGCTCCGCTTTGATAGTTCAGCCTGTTTTCCTGCCACATTGTCGGTCTATCGCTTTCCATATCTACTGACTTATCAGCGGCGAAAAGGTAGCTGTCATTGTAGTAATACTCCCCGTTTTCGTCTCGCTCAATAAAATCGTAGCGGTTAAACTGTGCGTTATGTATTCTGCCCTGTGCGTCTTTATACGCTATCTCTCTCGGCTCGTCTGCGTAGGCGAGGTATAACTGGAAAATTATCTCGTCTTCCTCCGCATAAGCTGCGTTTTGCATAATCCTCGAACTCTGCATTATCCCTGCCGTCTGCCGTATCTGCATTTGCTTCGCAACACCGCTTGTCGCTGACGGGTCATACTGTCCTTGAAAACTCTCACTTACATTCAATATTCGCTTTGCGTGGTCATAAACCCTGTTAGACTGCGCCATGTCTTGCGTTATATCAGTTTTAAGCTCTATTGTGCCATACAAATGCTTGTTGCCCTGCTTAACCCTTATAACTTTTCCAAATATTGAATTGTCTAACTCGCCAATAAAATCTTCGGGAACGGTTGTGTAAACCCCTGCCTTTTGTAATTTCTCGCTTATCCTGCTCTCAATCTTGTTTATTTCTTGCTGTTGCGGTCTTATCGCCTCTGCATCACTCTCGCCCCACAAGCTGTCTTCCTTGCTCGTGTTCTTGCGTATGACTATTGGAAATTTAGTCGGTTGATAATAAGGAAGCTTCGTCTTCTCCAACTTCGGTATCTCTACCTCCGTGTACATCGGCATTAGTACACCGTTCACATTTTCCATTGCCACCGTGCCGTCTTGAAGTATTAAAGGTTGCCTCTGTGTTTCCGTCACAATCCGCCCGTTTTTGTAAACTTCGCTCATCGCAGGAATAACCGTGCCGTCCGACAACGCTATGTCGTGGTCTAATTCCTCATATTCGTCATTCAGCATTTCATAGTCGGGATTGTCGCAACTGCACAGCTCCTTCCGCTGTCCACAAGTCTTGCATATGTATTTCTTCCTTGCGTAATAATCGTCTATATCGGATAATACCGTATCGTCCGCCCACACATACTGGCATATCTTGTCTTCGTCATTCTTGTAGTAGCAAATGATAATCGTGCAAACGCTATTCGTTTCGCTGTCGCCGTCTATATCGTCCGCCTCTTCATACTCAACTCCGTACAACCTTGGCAAGTCGTCTTTGCTCCGCTCCATTGTGCAAAAACAGTATTCCATTTCGCTTATGTCAAAAATGTTAGGCTGCCCAATAAACTGCTTCGGCGAAAGTATAGTCTTTTTTATCTCACCCACCGTGTTGTGCGTCATCGTGGAATTGTCCCACTCAATTATTGCTACCCTACCGCCATACACCATCGTGTAAATCTCGTCTATGTCGTTCATTTTTTCGTAAGGCAACTTGTTCCGCAAATTCCGCAACAGGCACTCAATGCTTTTTGCGTTCCTCTCGTTTTTCTCGCTCCACATCTCCGCCGTAACTATCGGCTGTGGTATGTATGCAGACCTCTTGCTCTCGATAAGCTCTTTTGTAATGTTTCGCACAACCTTTGCTTTTTCAAAGGACCCGTCTATCTTGTCGTCACCGCAATATTGCAAATAATGCCGTTCGAATAATGCGGCTGTTTCTTTCTGTGCCCCCACCGCTGTTTCGTAAAGCTCTTTGAAAAACCTTAACTTTTCTTTTTTCTCTGCACTTGGTATTCTCATAACAATGGCTCTCCATACTCTTCAATAATCGCTCGCCTCTCTTCCGGCGTCCTCGCATTTCTTAAATCTTCTAACTGCCACCATTCATACTTGACTTTCTTACTGTTCGGGATTTCAACCTTGCTGTCCTGTTGCTCCCTTATGTCGTGCGCTATTGCAAGCGCCATAATCCTGTCGTCGTTTTCGCCCTGCATAGCCTCCGCCCTGCCCTGCGTGTTGACTACAAAAGTTAAAGCCTCCCGTAAAACACCTGTGTCGTTTATCAGTTCGGGGTAGTCCCTAAACACGATTTTTAACCCCGCCAAAATCCTGTTGCGCGTAATCCTATCCGTTCTAAATCCATACTGCATTTTTATTGAGCGGGTAATTGCGTCCTCTCGCTCTCGCATATAAATTTTCGGATATTCCAACTCTTGTAAGCGGCGGTTGTGAAATGTGCTGAAATTCGCCTCTATGCCTATAAGCGCATTGTTGTAGTACCGCCCCAAGCAGTACATTTGCTCCGTGTACAAGTCCTCGTCTATGTTCCTTGCGTGTAATTCCGCAACCTGCATCCCGTTCGTGTTGTCTAATACCTCGCCTACCGAACAATCGCTTCCTTCGCCCGCCGTGTCGCCACCTATAACATATGGCTTCCTTTCCTCGGGTTCACGGATTATCTTTATAAATCCTTTCTCGCTCGCCACAAACCGTATGCTGTCGTCTATAACCATTCCTCTGTCATCTTTCTCATACTCAAACTCACCACGCTTAAATTCGATTTTACAGGCTTCTATCTCTTGTATGCGGGCTATAACCGCCGCCTTGTCAAAGTATGTGTTGCCTGTCGCTATAAACGCTTCGTCGGGGCATATGGGGTACTCTTGCTTGAACTTGTTTATATCGCCGCCGCACTCGTTCCTTATCTTGTCCCTGCGAAATTGTATCTGCTCGTTGTCTAAACCGTACTGCTCTTTGAGTGTGACCTCTTCCGCCGTCAACGGCTCTTTTTCGTTAAATGGCTTGCGATACTCCGATAACTCATTCCAACCTATAAAAAGCGGGTAGTAATCGCTCTCGCCCCTCACTGCCGCATACCACCGCTCCCGAAAATCGTCAAACCCGTTTGCCGTACTCTCTATTATGACTATCGTCCCCCGCCTGTCAGGTACTGCCTGCAACAAGCCCAAAAGCACATCTTCTTTGTTTTTGCCCCAAAAAGCATACTCGGATATGTGCATATACTGAAATGTTTCCGACCTGCCTATGTCCTCACTACCTGCCGTATAACACCGTATGCGACTGTTTAACCCTGTCCCGTCCTTGCTGTCAAAGATTAACTCTTTTGCGTTGCTTGCCTGTACTTGTGGCTTCAACGGTTCGGGCAAATTCCTATAAAACAACTTGTACATATCCAAAAGCGATGATGATGATGTTTCTTTGTGCGCCACTACCGCCGCCTTGACATTTTTCTTTGTCGCCGCCTTCTGGAAAATCACTCCGCCCGCCCCGGTGCTTATGCCCTCTTGTCTTGCTTTAAGCACTATTACCCTTATCGGCTTGCCTTCGCTGTCCTGTTGCTTTATAACCTCATACAACCGCCTCTGCGGGACATTAAACTTGAAGGGCACTATCTCCCCGCCTTTCGTCTTTATCTTTAAGCAGTTTTCGATGTACTTGTCACACTGTATCTTCAAAACTCGCTATCCCCGCTGATTTTTTCTATAAAGCCCTCAATCGATATGCTCGTGTTGCTCGTCGACTTGCCCTCTGCCAACGCTTTCTTGTCGTACATCGTTCCTAAGACCGTTGATATTTGAGCGATATTGTCGACCTTAGATTTTTCTACTATCTTTCTTAACTCGTCTATCTGCGACCTTATAGCCTCTTCACTCGCCCCTGCCTCTCTTAGCGTCCTCTCTAACTGCTCTAAAAGCTCTTGCCCCTCTCTCTCACTCTTAACCGCCTTGTCTATCTTTATCTCAATGAGGTTGCTTGCCTTGTCTATAATACGCTGTGCCTGTTCAATAAAGAGATTTTTTTGTTCTATGCGGAGCTGTGCAAGTTCTTCATCATCTGTTTCAATCCATTTACGCTTCCAGTCGTGTATTGTGCGGATTGGAATGCCTGTCTTTGCAGAAATGTCGGAAACTGCAAGACCTGCTGCAAAAAGTGCTTTTACTTTTGCTTGCTCGGTAGTGCCTCTTTTCTTCCCGATACTCATTCTCTCGCCTTCCTTTATATTTGTTCATTCACATAGTCCAGAGCGGAAAGTAACTTCCACAAGTCTGCCTCTGTTCTACACAAAAAATATTCATTTCCCTCTTCCACCCTTATAGTTCCATCAACAAAAATTAGTGTTAAACCTCTGCCGTTTTGGACATAGCCCTGTATCTCATAAATATAAAGGTCTTCCCACGCTATGCCGGTGCCTTCGTCTGCCTCTACTACCGCATATTTGTAGTCAGTACCAATAGAAAGTTCCGCATAATCCCCATAAACACTTGCTGTCACACAACTAATTCCTATCGTGATTGTTGCTACAAAAATAATTACTAAAATTACTACTAATTTTTTCATCTCTTTCCCCTCCTGTTTTTTGTTATTTATCACAACCCAATTTTTTAAAAACTTCATTCATTTTGGGGTGCTGCGTAGCCGTACCGCCCGCTGTCTGTTTTGTTTGAAAAATGATTGCTCTCTTTCCGCTTCCAAACTTTTTTCGAGGCAATCTCCCTACACTTCTATTTTACTATCTTTTGCTGTGTAAAAAAGCGTTTAGGTAGGGACAAGATAGGGACAAGGTAGGGACAACTTTTTGAAATTTCACATAGTTTTCTTTTTATTATCACAAACTGGTTGACAAGCAACTTGTAACAAAATTATTTAAAAAAATATTGAAAAAACTATTGACAGGCTTTTTCTTTTGTGATAAAATGCATACAGATAGACAGGGAACGGCAGACAGCCGACCGGAAAAGGAGCGATATTATGGAAAAGTATTTAGTAAAAAAGGCGGAAGTTGAAGTTAGTACTTATGCTAAAAGAAAAGGCTTAACATCCAGCGACATTTTTTTAAGCAGCACTAATCAAACAACAGAGCTTGTTAAAAGTTTTACTGATTTTGATGACGCACTTAAATTTTTTAACGATTATGTTTTACGTGTTGAAAAAGATTACGGCATGGCGATAAGATATGACTTAGTAGATATACTTGTTTTAGAGAAAGTTACTTACAACGAAGACGAAGAAGAAGTAGACTGGGAAATATACGATTTTCGCTTCGCTGACGAAGAAATAGAAGAAGACGAGAGCGAAGAAATCGAGGAAGAGAAGGAGGAGGAAGAGGACGAAAATGAATAAGCTATTAACAGCCGCAGAGGCGGCGCAGATTTTAGAGGTGTCTAAATCGCGCGTTTACAGTTTGGTAAAGTCAGGAAGGCTTAAAGTTAAAGACGGGTACATAACGCACGACAGCGTGATTATTCAAAAAGAAAATCGGCGCACTGGACGACCCGCAGGAAGTTCAAGACTTAAAAGTCCGAATAAAAGAGAAGGGAGCGAATAAGCCCCCTTTTTTTTCGTTGCATTCGGCTTCGTTTCTTCTTTTTTTATCGGCAAATCATATCCTCTTTCCCATGATTTCACCTCTCTTTTTTTACACCTTTTGAACCAT